ATCAACATCAACTACAATAATATGCAATTCGTCATTTGAACCACCTGCTGCTGCTACTGAAGTAGTGGCGCTTGGAGTATAATCAAATTGATCAGCATATGTCCAAGAAGAATAAGCAGTTCCTGCTGTATATGTCAAACCAGTCGGTGTGCCTGCTGTTGTTACAATAGCTGCACCAGCGACTGTTGTTAAAGTAAAGGCAGTTACTGCCGGTGAAGTACCAGTAACAGCAGATACTTTATAAACAGTTCCAGTTGTGTAACCAGTAATAGTTCCAGTGCCACCTAACGTGCCAGTAATTACAACTCTAGCGCCTACTTCAAGAGTTGCGTTAGCACAAGAAAAAGCGCCGCCGGTACTAGTGATTACAACTGTTGATAATGTACGAATAGGATCTGGTCCTGCTGAATCTGCCATTTCAACCCTAATTGAATTACCCAATACTCCTGCATATTTTGCAGCCCACATTCCGTTGCTGCCCTGACCAGTTGAATTGCTAGTATCATAGACATCTTCATTGTCAATAAGAACACCGGCAGTAGAACCTGCATTTCGTGAAGCAGTGTTGACAGCACGAACCACTTTTAATGTATTAGTATACGCTAAAAATGATGCGGCTGAAAACCAGCCTTTATTGTTGACTGGAGGCTTATTAAATCTAGACAGCAATTCATTTTCAGAACTAACTGTAACTACTTGATTAGCAGGTCCCCATCTAAATTCCCCCGCGAATCCACCAATAGATGCTCCAACTGCGGGAACAACAGAGGTAAAATCTTTTTCTGTTACCTGTACACCAGGTGATAGCTGAAAAGCCATGTTTTTTCTCCTCGTTTATAAACAGATTATATAAAATATTGTTTTACTTTGTATTCATCTGTTTATTTATAAGATTTAATATTTGAAACCATTTTCACGAAGCGTATCCTGCCACTCACTAGTAATCCAATAATCACCACCAATAACCTCTCCTTTGGGTTCATCTGTTGCCTTATGCATAATAAAAGGAGTCAAATTTTGTGAAATTGATTGCATCTGTTTGTTATATAACTGATCTCTAGTATTAACATTAACTAAGTCTTTGAAAAAAGGCATAGTGGATAACCATCCAAACAGAACAAGACACATAACAAGATCGTCATGATATCCTTCGTCTGCTTGGTATGTTTGTCCCCTTTCAATGAATGTTGATATTTCATGTATAATTTCAGCATCAAAACATAATAATTTATGTTCTTCCATTAAAGACTTAAAGTTAAAACATCCTTGTCTCTTTACTTGTTTAGAAGTATTAACACCCAGTCTACTAGAGCGACCAAAACCAGGTGAGACGAACTGTCTTGCTTTTTCTGTAACTGTACTGAATAAATTTTCGTATTCTATTTCTTCATGTAAGATTTCAATTACTTGCCCACCAATATCATTATTTTCACAAAGAACATACGCATTATTATATTCTCTACCTAGCTTTGCTATAATTTCAGGATAAAGCAGCGGAGCAATCTTATTGTTTCTATATGTTGTTACAATTTTATATGGCATATTTGTTATGTCAATAACAACACAAGCTGAGTAATCACTACCAATACCTCTTGCGGTATCAACAACTATACAATAATAATGTTTTTCTTCTGGATTCTCATATATTGATAATCCATCTTCATTATAAAATATAGGCTCTTTAGAACTTAACGTTGCTATTGTTCTAGCGTTAATAAGAGTGTTAGACGAACCAAGAAACGCACATAAAACTTCTTGGTTAAATTTCAACTCACCAAGAAGTTTTAATTGTTCTTCTGCCCACTTCTCATCCCTACCTGGAATTTCAGTATAAGGAATAAAGTGATTGATAAAACCGTTACTACCTTTTTCTGACTCATTCCAAAACTTCCAGAAATGATTATAACCTAAAGGTGTTGAAGTAAGTAGAATCTTAGTAGTTTCACCCGCAGAAATTGTTGGATATACAGAAGCAAAGAACTCATCCGCAACATTGTTTGGAATGATTGCCGCTTCGTCAATGTACAACCAGTTTACAGATTTACCACGAATACCTGATGTTGTTGTAGCTGCGGTAAATATTCTACAGTTATTCTCTAATTCAATGTCACCCTTGTTCCAAGTCTTAACACCTTGCTGCATCCATATAGGCAAGTTTTCATACATTGTTTGATAACGGGCTAACACTTCCCTAGCAGAAGCAGTCTTGTTACCCATGATAGCTACAGTTTTATCTGCATTAAATATAGTATAGTGAAGAATACACGCAGCAGCAGTAACCGTTTTGCCTTGCTGTCTACCCTCCATGAGAATAACTTTACGATTATTTAATATTATATCTACTTTTTTCTTTTGACATTCATAGAGTTTAAATAATTGTAAGCCGCGATCTAGGGTAACAATATAACAATAGTTTTCTATAAAATAGATAGGATCGTTTTTACATCTGAGATACTCTTGAAGTTGCTCTTTTGTAAAAGAATGCTCATGACCGATATTTTTTAGATTCGGATTACCATGATATGAAGTTTTATCATCACTCATTTTCTATAACATCTTTATTTAATGCTCGTAATAAATCTTTAGTGCTTCCTACAAATAGATTATTATTTGTTACACTGTTTCCTACAGGTGTCTTTTTGATTGCAGATACTTTTGCTTTCTTCTCTTGAACATCTAACATGCCTAGTGCGCTGTCTTGAAGAGTTTTAATCAACTGCCCTGCTACTTCATACGCTCTAGCAGAATCACTGTTTTTTGCGATATGCAATATGCCTTGTATTGCCTGCTCACTATAATCAGAAGTCTTTTTTAATATGTCTCTAGCATCTTGAAAATCACTTTCCAATTCTTTATCTTGATCAGGCAAAGGAGTTGGCAAGTTATTTTCAATTCTTGTTTTTTTTAAGTTCACATCTAAGGCTCTAGTAGGAGAAACTTTAAATGTGCTGTCTAAACTATCAAATGTGCTCATTGTTATCTCAGTAATATGATTTTAAGATTCATAAACATCATCAAAATTTACAACAAAAATATGTGGGTCAGCAGGTGATGCTGGATCAACATCTCCAGTTGCCTCAATTGAAGCGGTTACTTTAGTTCCTGTTTCAGATTCTAGACTAGTATATGCATTAGCAATTGCTTCTCTAATAATTTTTTGATTTGAAATATTACCATAAAAATTTAGTCTCATAGTAAAATCTAAAGTCCATATAATACTTTGTCTTGCTGCTAAGTCACCTTCATAATTATCTTCATAATTTACGCTATCTAATGTAATTTTAATATCTCTTTTTATTCCTAATTCCGGAAGTTCATTTACTGTAATACTAAAATCTGGATTAAAAAATGGAAGAATTTGTTCTATGATTTGTAGACCATCTTCTTGATTTTTTGCAAACACATATAATGATAATGTCATGTTCCAAGGTGTAGATACAAACGATCTGCTAACACTAGTGACAGGTGCTCCGTCTACTATTGCTTTATTATTTTGTATTGGGCTTACTTTTCTAGCTACATCATACTGAAAAGATTGTATATCAAACCCCATTCTAGGTAAAAGTATTGCAGTTAAATCTTTTCTTTCATCTATTGTGGTTCTGATTCTTGATAAAAACTTTTGTTTAGTAGAATATGCTAAAGGAACTCTCAGTACTTGTTGAGTGACATCATTGCCGTCGATACGATTTATATTAATATTGGAAAATATTGTACCAAAAGCAGTGATTGCTTTTTTTACGTGTTGATGATAAAACTGCACATTTTTAAACATTAGATTATTTCCCCAAAAGGATTCACTTCAGAAAAATCTAAAATATCTTCAATAGTATTGAAATTTTTAAAATCTTCAGTATCAGTTTGTGCATCACTACCTACTGTTGAATAACTTTCAAGTATTAAACTAGAGAAATCTTCAAGTAAGAATAATGTATTGTCTTGCAACAAGAATTGATAAATTAACATATCAAGACTATCTTCTTCAGCATTTGCATCCAATTCAGTAATACCGGTTTCAATAATTTCAGAACTGTATTCAAACAATTCACACTTCAATCTGTAAATGTAAAGTTTGCCTGCTTGATAAAAAGGATTGTTGAATTCTACTTCACGGATTTCAAACAGTGAATTAGTTTTTTGAAAGTATAATAAATCACCTTCAGACGGGCGTGTGTCTTGTGTAAATGTGCCGCCTGAACTTATTACTAATTCATCCCATCTGCGTCTAGCTAATATAAAAGTTGCACTGTCTCTTACTTCAAGACCAAATTTACTGAATAATTCTCCATCA